GTGTCCCGCGGACAACGCTGAACGACAGTGTACGCCGACTCGAGCAGCGTTTTCGCTCAGCCGGGATTGATGGCTACCTCTGATTTTTTTTCGTCACTTTAATGCCGAATCGCGTAGCTCTCCAGATAGAGACACTGAGACTTCCTGACGGGGAGAGCGGCTTATGACTGGTGACCGTTACTGTTTCGAATTTCGAAGCGACCTTCCCATGCAGGAGGTAGAAGCGTCATTGCGATTGGCGTTTCTGGCAACTGAAAGTCTGCACGGCGAAACACAGGTTCGACTTGATGCCGCTCACTCACTCAATCGTCGCAAGCGGATCTGCATGATCGACGTGCGGTCACGAGTGGGGCGAGATATCAGTCGGATCTTCACTGGTTTTTTGCGGCACGAATTTGGCGAAAACGCATTCTCCGTCAAACGACACCAACACAACCATCAAACACAGATTCAGGAGACAGTCAATTGAGTCTGCTCAGTACTATTCAACGCGGTAAACAGTCGCTGCCACCGCGGATCATGCTCTATGGCGTCGAAGGCATCGGCAAGTCCACCTTCGGTTCGCAGTGCCCAGCCCCCGTCTTTATTCAGACCGAAGACGGACTGGCTGAGATTGACTGCGACAAGTTTCCGCTCGCGACAACGTTCGACGATTTTATCAGCTACCTTAACTCGCTGCTCAGCGAACGCCACGATTACCAGACGATCGTCATCGACTCTCTCGACTGGCTCGAACGTTTGATCTGGGACGATCTCTGTCGCCAGTACAGCGTCGCATCGATTGAAAAAGTTGATGGTGGTTACGCGAAGGGCTACACACATGCGCTCTCGCACTGGCGTCATCTGCTCGGCCTCCTCAACCGCCTGCGGATGGAACGTGGGATGATCGTGGTGTGTATTGCCCATGCGAGGGTGGAGAAATTTGAAGACCCGGAAGCCATGGCTTACGACCGCTATTCCCCTCGCTTGCACAAACACGCCTGCAGCCTTGTTTGCGAATGGGCGGACGCCGTCCTGTTTGCGACCCGCAAGATTCGCGTGCAGCAGGAAGATGCCGGGTTCAACCGCAAACGCGGGGTCGCTCACAGCATCGGCAAAGATGGTGGCGAACGCATCCTCCGCACCATCGGCGGACCGGCATGCGTCGCCAAAAACCGCTTCGGACTTCCGGAGCAGCTGCCACTGTCATGGCAATCATTTATGGAAGCACTGGCAGAGCCTCAGCCATCAGCTGGCGGTTCTACCTGACGCAATGTGTGAACTGAATGTCTGAACGAACCAGTTTTAGGAGCAATTGAATGGCGTATCTGAACGGATTTAATGCATCGGAAGTCGAACCAGCCGCTCGCTTTGAAGCGATCCCAGCCGGGAAGTATGAGGCGATCATCGTCGACTCAGAACTCAAACCAACGAAATCCGGCACTGGACATTACCTGCAGCTGAGTTTTCAGATTCAGGAAGGTGACTGCAAAGGTCGCATCATCTGGACGCGACTCAACCTCGACAACCCCAACGCTACTGCTGTCAAGATCGCGCGCAGCGAATTGTCTGCCATCTGTCACGCGGTCGGTGTGATGGAGCCGAAAGACTCCGTCGACCTCCACAACCTCCCGATGGTGATCGACGTTAAGTGCCGCAAGCGTACGGACAGCGACGAGATCACCAATGAGATCTCCAGCTACACGAAGCGGGAAGCAACCGTGCGAAGCCCCAAAGCCAGTGTGCCCGGAGCAGCGGCACCGTGGAAACGCTGATCTTGGAATTGCCCAGCCCGCCGTCAGTCAATCACTACTGGCGGCGGGTCGGCGCGAGAACTCTGATCAGTCGGCAGGGACGGCTGTTTCGCGAACGCGTGTGTGCTCAACTCGCCGCCGCTCGCGTGCAGCCACTTGCCGGTCCGCTGGCCATCGAGGTTGACGTCTACCCTCCGGACCGTCGTCGCCGTGACCTCGATAACCTTCTTAAGAGCCTCCTTGACGCGCTTGAACACGGCCACGCCTACCACGATGACTCACAGATCGCCCGCATTCTGATGGAGCGAAAAGACGTCACGCCCGGCGGCAAAGTCACGGTCCGGATCAGCCAATACCCAGTTCCGTAACAAACTCGTGATCCCGGCAAGGTCAGGCATCATGCTGCGTGCATATCAAAATGAAGCCGTGGAGGCGGCTTATCAATACCTGCGAGATCGAGACGACAATCCCGTTCTCGTCCTGCCCACCGGGGCTGGAAAGAGCTGGTGCATCGCAAAAATCGCCACAGATGCGGTCACGCAATGGCATGGCCGAGTGCTGGTCCTTGCTCATCGGAAAGAGCTGATTGAGCAAAACGCCGAAAAAATCCGTCGGCTCTGCCCCGGTCTTTCTGTCGGCATCTACTCCGCTGGACTCAATTGTCGCGATATGAACACACCGGTGCTTGTTGCCGGCATTCAGAGCATTCACAAACTCGCCTGTCAACTCGGCCCGTTCGATCTGGTCGTCGTCGATGAGTGCCAGTTGATTGCCGTCAGCGGAGAAGGTATGTACCGGCGATTCCTCCGAGACGCAAAGGTCATCAATCCACACTTGCGAGTGATTGGACTGACCGCCACGCCCTATCGTGTTGACTCCGGTCCCATCTGCTCCCCCAACCACTTCCTCAACGCCGTCTGTTACGAAGTCGGCATCCGCGAACTGATCCGAGACGGATTTCTCAGTCCACTCATTTCCAAAGCCGGCAAAACGCGTGTCGACACGGACAGCCTGCGGATCCGTGGCGGTGAGTTTGTGGCGGAAGAAGTCGAACAGCTGATGGATGACGATCAGCTTGTACAGGCGGCATGCAAAGAAATTCTGTCACTGACGGCCGATCGAAAATCCGTGCTGATTTTTACATCCGGAGTGCATCATGGGCAGCACGTGCAGGCAGTTCTGCAGAAGCACGGAGCGGAGTGCGGGTTCGTCTGTGGAGACACACCTTCCCGAGAGCGAAATGAAATCCTCGCTCGATTTCGCGGAACTGAGCAGCAGAGCCTGCTGAAGACGCCTTCACTGAAATACCTGGCAAATTCCGATCTGCTCACCATCGGCTTTGATTCTCCGCGCATTGACTCCGTTGTGCTGCTGCGGCCGACCATGTCTCCCGGTCTGTATTCCCAGATGGTGGGCCGAGGCTTCCGTCTGGCTCCCGGAAAATCGGACTGCCTCATCCTCGATTTTGGTGGCAACATCGTCCGGCACGGGCCTGTGGATGCCATCAGCGCAATCGCAAAGGAGGTCACCAACGGTAAGGCGCCGATAAAGGAATGCCCAAACTGTCAAGCCGTGGTTCTTGCTGGCTACAGCCAATGTCCGCAGTGCGCTTACATTTTCCCGCCGCCGGAAAAGCAGAAGCACGAGCATAAAGCCAGTGAGGCAGGGATCCTCACTGGCCAGCATACCGATGAACGTCACGAAGTTCTGGATGTGCTGTATCGTGTACACAGCAAGAAAGACGCCCCTGCTCATGCTCCGCGGTCGCTTCGAGTGGACTATCAATTGGGACTGGACTACTGGCATTCGGAGTACGTCTGCCTCGAACACACAGGGTTTGCGAGACAGAAAGCGGAAGAGTGGTGGCAGGCACGAAGTCCGATCTCAGTCCCTGCGACAGCAGATGAAGCCAACCAGCTTGCCCGATGCGGACAACTGAGACCGACTCACGCAATCGTCATTCGCAGAATCGCCGGCGAGCGATTTTCGCGAATCATCAAATATGAACTCGGCGAATTCCCAGATGAGCCTCTTGAGGAATCAGCGGCTTACTCCGGTCTTGATGATGACGTGCCGTTCTGATGGAGTTGATGCCGGCTATGGACGAATTTCTTCACGAATTATTCGACGCCGGCCTTGCCTCCGGTTGTCAGATCTCGCTGTTCACTGTGCCTGAGAAACGCGCACGTCGATTCTCCAGCATTCCTGCCGCCGTTCAGGTAGCTCAGACACTGGCAACAACGCAGAATGTCTATTTCAATGTCGGAATGATTGCCGGGGAACCAAAAGGTCGTGGGAAAGCTGAAGATGTCAGCGCGATCGTGGCACTTTGGGCCGACGTGGATTTCCAGAGTGCTGCTCACGCAAACCACAGCCTGCCAGCTGACGCAACCGATTTTGAACGCCTGATCCCCGAACTTCCACTGCCACCATCGCTTATCGTCGATAGTGGAAACGGCCGGCATCTGTACTGGCTCCTGCGTGACCCGTGGCTTTTCGCTGACAAAGATGACCGCAGCCGCGGAACCCTGTTCGCCAAAGGCTGGCACGAGATGGTCTGCCGTGCAGCCAGCCGCCTCGGATGGTCCCTCGAAAACCTCGGGGACATCACCCGTGTTCTCCGACTGCCTGGCACAGTCAACAGGAAAGACTCGCAGTCTTTGAAGCCCGTCACGATTATTACCGCCGACTGGAGCCGAAGATACAGCCTCGATGACTTTGAGCCATTCCTGCCGGTTGAACAACCGCAATCAGTGGACGTACCGCAATCTGCAGATTCATCACCACAACTTTCTGGATTATCGCTGCTGCCTGATTCTGAGCCGCCCGGTGACAAACTGGTGTCAGCGATACTGGAGAGCTCCGTGTTCAGGGAAACATGGGATCACGCCCGCGCGGATCTCAGTGACCAGTCTGCCAGCGCTTACGACCTGAGTCTGGCAACGATCGCGATGATGCGCGGCTGGAGTGACCAGGAAGTGGCCCGTCTGATCATCGCCTGGCGCCGGCGGCATCGCGAATCGCCGGAAAAGGCACTTCGGGTCGACTACATGTCCAGAACGCTCCAGAAGGCCCGCAAAGCCACTGTGACCGAAGATTCTGCTGTCGACCTGTCCGGCTTTATGATGCGGCCACAGGCTAACCCAGAGGTTTCAACACTGCCGCCAGATCCTGGTCCGATGCCGGAATCCCTGTGTCACATTCCGGGGTTTGTCTCAGAGGTGATGGATCACTGCCTGGAGACTGCGCCATACCCCAACGTCGCGCTGGCGTTCTGCGGAGCGCTGGCACTGCAGGCGTTGCTGGCCGGCCGCAAGGTCCGTGACGAGGCGGACAATCGGACCAACATTTATCTCCTCGCTCTCGCGTTCTCCGCCGGCGGGAAGGACTGGCCACGGAAACTGAATACAAAAATCCTGCACGAAGTTGGGATGCTGGGATCGCTGGGAGACAAATTTGCGTCCGGTGAAGGTATTCAGGATTCTCTGTTTCTTTCACCCTCGCTGCTGTTCCAGACTGATGAAATTGACGGGATCGTCCAGTCTATCAACAAATCCCGCGACGCCCGTTACGAGAACATTCTCGGAACACTGCTGACCATGTACTCCAGCGCTAACAGCATGTACCCCATGCGTCGAAAAGCCGGCAAGGAAGCGCCGGGAGTAATTGACCAGCCATGCCTCGTGGTGTACGGCACAGCCGTCCCGACGCATTACTACAACGCGCTGTCAGAGCGAATGCTGACCAACGGTTTTTTCGCCCGCATGCTGATTGTTGAGGCCGGATGTCGCAGCAACGGCCAGGATGCGAAAATCATCAAGCCATCCAGTCGCATTCTGGAGACAGCTCGCTGGTGGTCGGAATTTGCTCCCGGCACTGGAAATCTGCAGGCATGGCATCCAGTTCCACAGGTCGTAGATGCAACTGCCGATGCTCGCGACTTGCTCAGACAGTCCAGAATAGCTGCTGAAGTCGAATACAGCGAAGCAGAGAAACGGAACGATGCTGTAGGGACCACCGTCTGGGGACGAGTGCATGAGCAGGTACGGAAACTGTCGTTGCTCTACGCCATCAGTCTCGATCACGTGGCTCCAGTCATTGATCACGCAGCAGTGGAGTGGGCGACCAGTTTCGTGACCCACCAAACGAAGCGGATGCTGTTTATGGCTCACGGGCACGTCGCTGAGAATCCGTTCCACAGCGAATGCCTGAAGTTGATCAGAAAACTACAGGAATCACCAGATCAGCAACTGGAGCACAGCGTGTTGCTTAAGCGTATGAAAGTGGACGCACGAACGTTCACTGAGTTGATCACAACACTGGAGCAACAGGGCGATATCTGCTCCATCATCCGGTCAACACCAGGCCGTTCGCATCGCGTGTATCAGTTGATGCGAAAAATGGAGACGGTGAAAGAAGGGGGGTGAAACAAGTCAAAGGTGAAAGTAGTCAGGTGAAAAATGGGGTGAAGGAGGGTCAAAAAGGTGAAAGAAGGTGAAAGAAGGGTGAAAGAAGTAAATGCAAAAAGACTGTGTTTTTATTATATATATATCTTCTTTCTCTCTTTCACCCGTACCCCCACACGCACGCGTACGCGAGGCCGCACGCGAGGGGGGGTGAAAGAAGAAAGAAGTTTTTTCTGCAATGCGCTAACCAACGTGGCCAATAGGTACTCCCCCGTGTGTTTGGTCTTCCCCTACCCTGGGGAACAGTAGCAACAGTCAACAGAGTTTGTTTTCCCGGTCCGCGACAACCCGCAAACCAGCCAAACCGC